ATTTGCCTTGCTCTACAGCGGTGGCAAATACATTGCATCGATACACGTTTTTAAACAGCATTCTATTATCTGAAACTGTTTCGCCTTCTACAACAACTACTAACAGAAATGCCATCAGCATTTATATCGACCACACTTCCTAAGATTACGTTGCCGTTCTTTGGCTTGCTCTAGTCTTTGCTTTGCTGAATCTAATCTTCTTTCTTGAATGGCTTCGTAAATGTACCAGCCTGACCAGCTTAAAAATACTAAAGAGCAAATAATAAATGCCGCAGTAAGACGCTCTTTCATCTTACGTTGTCGTTCTTTGCGTTTCTTGTGAATATCTTTTAAATACTGGAGATGGTCTTTTTCTGACTGTTTACGAATGCGCTCTGCTTCTCTCCAAACGTCACTCATACCAGCCATCATAAGATGGTCTTTTATCTTTGTTTCTATTGATTTGATCTCTCTACGTTTAATAGAAAGATCCATAGCCTCTTTAGGAGTTAAAGGGCGTTTGAGTTTCTTTTTCTTTTCCCAATCGTCTAGTTTTTGGGCAGTCGTACCAAACTTACCCAACAAGGAGGCTGCTTGTTGAGCATTTGCCTTGCCTTCTTTGAACGTTGATATCGTTTGATTGATTGCAGAGATAGCACTGGTAATCGCTGCAAGTTCAGCAAACATTTTTTAACCTATAAATTTTGCGGCCAACAAACTCCCGACTAAAAAAGGATAGAGCGCATAGACACTCACCTCAATCCGATTCATTCGCTGTTCAATGTTTTGGTAGCGAATTAAGCACTCTTTTTCATGTTGAGATAGATCAGACATCAGCTAGGCTTTACCGGCCAATCGTTATCGCCCGATCCGTCCATATCAGGCACTTTTAGATTGGGCCAATTCTCATGCTTCGTTATGTCTCTCAACGCTTGCCTGTATGTCTTCCAATCGTTGCTCATAGTGACATCACTACAGGCCATCCAATCTGTCTCTGCTAGTCTTCTGTTTCTTTCTTCTCTGTTTCTTGCCGCTGTTTGATTGTCAGCTTCTGTCTGTGCTGCTGTCTTTTCACTATTTGTAAGACTTTCTATCTTATGTAGATATACAACATTATCTTCAATATAAGGATCTACGCTAGTGCTTTTCTGAGTCATCCTATCGTAAGAACGACTCATCGTCACAGGCATTACAGAGTTTTCTGTCATCCAATCAGATGATGGGCCAGTTGCAGGAAAACTTACATTAGAGAACAACTCTCTGTGTTCTCCCATGCTTTCAACTTTATTATCTTTAATTATAGCTATCTGCATATTATTTACCTATTTGGAAATTCTTTCGTTGGTGCGGTGAAGTTGCTCGTATATCGGGCTTTTTGGGTAATTCTGAACTCATCAATATAACCATCATAATCATTGTTTGCAGTTAAATTAGCATAACCAATATAAATGCCATTAGTTGCCCCATCTATTAAATTTTTACTATCTGCTACGGCTGAAGACGTACTTGCTGTTCCATTTAAATATATTTGAATATTTCCATTATTTCTTACGACAGCAAGATGATACCAAGTGCCCGTGGACATAGTTGGCATAACAAACTCTTGATAAACTTGTGATCCTGTTCCGTCATAACTTGCCCAAGCTATTCTAGCATTGGTGCTTAGTCTTAAAATCCAGTTTCCATTGTTACCAGCAGTGTAAAATTTTCCAGATGACACCAAAGCTCGTAGATTATTATAATCACTTTGAAAAACATCTGAGTTAAAGAAAAACTCAATAGTAAAATCACGAGGAAAATGTAAAGTTGGTCGAGGAGACAAAAATAAATAATCGCCTGTACCATCAAACTCTGCGCTTGCTGTACCAAACTTTTTTACGCTTGTGTCTAGTTGAGCATTGCCTAATGTTTCTACGTTTGTTTTACCTGTCTGGTCAAACATAGCGGCATTGGTAAAGTTTACTAAGGCTTGAGTCCCTGAAACAGCGGTGGGTGGTGCTGTTGGTATTGTATAACTGCCAGTGTAAAGAGCAGAGTTATTAACAAATCTTGCTCCAGAAATATAAACCAATTGATTAGCACCAGTGAGCGATGTGTTCAAAGCATTAATTGTAAAAGGAGCGTTTGGAGCCGTGTTCACTGTAGACGCTGAAGTTGAAGCTACAACCACTCCATCTACCAACATACGATTTGTTGAGCCGTCCCACGCTTGAGCGACATGATGCCAACTACCTTTTTTTATTACGCCAGATGAAGAAGTTGCCGTTCCTGTGTAGGTTGCACTCCCATTTGTGCTGACATAAGCAGCAATCGCTCCGTCATTCCCTAGAAATATACCCCAACTTCTTTGATTTCCTGAGGCTACCCATCGTGTGAGAACAAATCCTTGGCCTGTTGCACCTAAATTTCCATCAGGAAAATCTACAACATAAATCCACGCTTCAGCAGTAAAAGCTCCTGATATATCAAGGTTTGAGTTGTCTGCGATTGTAAGGTAGGTATCATTATCAAAATATCCTGATCCTCCTTTAGTTGCCGCATCATAACTAGAGCTAGGTGCAAAGGGTGAGAAGGGTTGTATTTTAATCGGGCCAGAATTTGTGTTTAGGTAAGGCACTACAGAAGAAACACTGTCAACAAAACGATTAGATCGCAGTCCTAAATTGACTGTATTGGTTACATTAGTTAGTGGAGAGGTAGAAGGAGTAAAGTTTCCTGTATAAACAGCCGTTCCTTTTACAATTCTGACGTTAGAAATAAAACCATCAAATGGATTCCAAGTTGATGCATAACGATTACCAATATTAACTCCACTTCCAGAATATTGATGATTAGCTGTGTCAGAAGCAGAGAATTTTTCTACGCCATTTATGAATCCTTTTTGTGTTCCGCTTGCTCTTGAAATTGCGATATGGTTCCATGCGCCTACTGTTATTCCTCCTGAAGACTGACCAACTGTTCCGTAAAGATTGTTTGTCCCTCCTTGAGAAGCAATGAACATATAAAGTTCAATATTGTATCCAGCATTGCCGTTGCGAAAATCTAAAACAAAATTTGCATCTGAATATGCAAGAATTGACTTTGGAAAAATCCAAGCTTCTATCGTGAAATCGCCTGTTCCAAACACATATTCATTTGTGCTACCTAGAGCTATTCTGCTCTGATCTGATGTGCCTCCACCCGGAAACTCTACTGACCATTTACCGTCTTCACTAGAAAAAGGCGAAAATGCTCCTTGAGGGATAGTTCCAGTTTTAGTTACAGTAAACCCATTAGATGATGAGTCTAAGAACGTATTATTCTGCGCTGCGTTAGAGCCATCAAAATGATATAGCCCTGTGACTAAATTGAAGTCATCATCTGTTTCTTCTTGAACGCCACCAGATGCAGAAATAAGTTTTTCAGAAAGAAAAGCCATTAACTTAAATCCTGCCCTGCTGTAAATCCATAATAAGTCGTACCACCGTCTACAGTCATAAATACAAATACATCTACATCACCTGATCCAGTGCTAAGTGTAGGGGCTGTTGCTGCCGCCCAATCTACTGATCCCGGCCATGTAATAGTTCTAGCTGAAGAGTCTTGTGTAACCTTTAATGTGAATGAAGAAGCATATCCAGATGTAGCAGGATTACTAAATGTATAAGTTACGTTTTCGCTTAGAGTATGAGTAAACACTGAACCATCTCGTAAGTTTAGTGTTGCTGCATTACTAGAACTTGAGACTGCTGTTGATTCTTCTTGAATACCATTATCAAACTTTGTAACACCATTAGCATCTGAGGTAACTACTTTGCTGGCTTCTGATGTGCCAAGTGTTGTTACATCAAGATAATTAATCTCTGCTGTTGTTGCTGTTACACCGTCCAAGATATTTATTTCTGCTGTGGTACTTGTAACGCCATCTAAGATATTAAGTTCTGCGGTAGTGGACGTTACGCCATCAAGTATATTTATTTCTGTCGCGGTTGACGTAACTGCTACATCTTCATTAATTTTAGGCGAGGTAAGCGTCTTGTTCGTAAGGGTATCAGTAGTTGCCTTTCCAACTAACGTATCTGTTGCAGCCGGGAGGGTAAGAGTAATGTTAGATGAGAAGGCAGAGTGCGCAGGGGATAAGAGACGGGCGTAATGCGCGTTGGATGATTCACAATAAAAATCAATGTAGCTTTGCGCCCCTCCGTTCTTTATAGAGATTGCGCCTTGAGTGATTGAAACTCCGTTAGTTGAGCCTCCTCCTATTCCAAGGGAGGTCACGACATCTAAAGCATGAGCTAATTTGGCCGAGGTAATTGCATCGTCTACCACTGAGGCGGTCACTACAGCACTGGCAGCTAGTTGGTCTGCGCCTATGGCATCGTCTGCGACCTTTGCCTGAGTCACGGCATCATCTGCTAGTTTTGCAGTGGTTATGCTTCCGTCTGAAATTCCTGCTGAGCTAACATTTGTCCACGACGTAACACCTGATCCGTCTGTTTGCAGAACTTGATTAGCAGTTCCATCGTCTCCGGGTAGGGTAAGAGTGTACGATCCGCTTAATGTAGCAGGAGCTTGTAAAGCTACATATTGACCACCTGCACTGTCTTGTAATCTAAGATCACCTTGCGCAGTAATATCAACCTGAGTCGCTACGACTGTCGAGGCGGTGCTTGCTCCGATAGGCGTGTTATTAATTGAGCCGCCTGTAATGACTGGAGAAGTTAGGGTTTTATTTGTGAGTGTTTGTGTGTGTGCTAGAAAAACAAAAGTGTCGTTATCTGTCAGCAAGGGTAAAGATACCGTCCGATCGGCTGCTAAGTTGGCTGCTGCAAAGATGTATTGATGATCTGCTGACGAGTCATTTATTTGGGGAGTAGTCAGTACTGGACTAGTAAGAGTCTTGTTTGTAAGTGTTTGGGTTGCTGCTGTTCCGACTGCTTCGTACCAAGTCCCTAAGCTGCCACCATCGTCTCGGTTCCACCATAGTCCGTTAGATTCAGTCCAAACTATCTGACCGTATCTGATCTCACCTGTTGCACCTGTATTCCTTACAGCAGTCAAGAGAGCCGATCTGTCTGTACTCGGTGCATTAGAGCTAGAAGCTTGTAGAGAATAAAAGCCTGATTTTTTTAAACTGGTTGCAGTTGTATCACTCGCATCTGAGATAGAAGTATTACCTGCATTACTCGCGTCTGCATCATCTAAGATCGTTTGAAGCTGGGTAGTCGTTTGTGTTAGTTGTCCCATGTCATCCTCTTAATACTTGCGCATCAATTGCTGCGTCCAAGATATCGACTTTTGTATTAGAGCTAGTTTCTACCCGGACAATGATCTCTCTTGATTTGCCGATAGATTTCACATCAAGGGTTTTATTTCCGTCAACGTCTATTGTGTTGATTGTTGAGAAACTGTTTAAATCTTTTGATACTTTTAAAGCTACTGAAGAACTTGCAGACGTATCAACGTGCAATTTTACTTTGTCAATAACCATCTCTGCGCCTCCAACGTCTAAGACTTCAGAGCTAATCAAAGGCAAGTCTTTACGCCTTGTCATGTCTGCACCGTCTTGCTGAAAGTTTGCAAAGTCTAGCTTGTAAATTTTTTTGTTTGCCGAATGTGCGGCAAGGACTAAATCGTAATCGTGAACGATTGAGGTAGTCATGAAGTCTTTTTCAAACCACGTTTTAGACGTTACATGATACGTCCAGATTTGCCCTTGGTCTGAGAATATAAAATCCACAAAGTTTTCTTGATGCAAGGAGTAAGTTGCTACCCTTGCTGTTTCAAAGTCGCTTGCTCCAAACCCTGCCCATTGTTCTCCAATCGCAGGAACGAACAAAGGCTGGAACGATTCGCCCTGAATCATTCCCGGTCTTCTGTTTGCGTCTATGAAATAAATTATTCCGTCTATGCTATCTACAGCGTAAGTTCCGCAAATGCCTTGTTGCAAGACTGCTTGTCTTGAAAGAGGCGGTCTACCTGTGCCACTCGTAAACCATATCTCAGTCGTTGTTTCTCCGAATAAGTATAGATATTGGTCTTGAGAGAAAACCCTTAACAAGTCATCTGGTAAAGCCTCAGCCTGTGCAAAGTCAAGGGATTCAATGCTTGTGCCATCGTTCAACGCTGAAACCACAAAAAAGCCGTTTGGTTGTTGATAGATAAACCTAGAATCCAAAAAGGCCACGCTGCTAGTCGTAAGCAAGTCAGAGTCCGATATAGTTTGTAATCCACCAGAAACAGTATAGACAAGCGCAGACGGTGTGCCTCCAGTACAGATAATTAACTGGTTTGCGTCCGTTGCCATGACTACAGGTTGAGGATCATTTGCCACCTCGCCCCTAAACGTCGCTGCACCACTTGAGTCTATGCTGTACAGAGACGAGCCTGTAACCTGATACAAAAGTCCATTTGGGCCGTTTGCAATAAGTCCTCTGTCTGCCCCTCCGGGCGTCACTGAGACTAGAACCGCATCTCCTGCACTGTCTGTTATAGCACTTGCGTCTGCGTCTGTGAGAGACTCTCCTGTAGCCTGAAACGATGCAAAGGTAACATGGCCGGGAAACTGCCTATATCCTCTCAGCGTGTGAGGAAACAGATTTAAAGTTTGTTGTCTGTTTGCGTCTAGTCGTGTGCTTTGATAGCTCGACTCTAAAGGTACTGAAGCTCTCATAAGCTGTCGCTATCTATCTCGTACTTACCATGCGACCACCTAAGATCACTGGCATCGATAGACATATCTAAAGTAATTTCACTTTCAAGACGATCTTTTGTTTCTTTTGCTATCTCAAAGACTATCGGAGTCGGATCTAAACCAAACTCTGCTGCTACTTCTACCGCTAGGTTGTAAGCAAGTCCTCTAACTGATCCTGCTGGAATGTCTAGCGTAGCAGTCAAGCTAGAAGGTTCAGGAATGTTCACTAAACCATCTTCACCAAACTCATTCAGCATATTCTTAAACGCGATGAATACATCTGAGTTTTTGTTTGCGTCATCAGTTGAGAATGTAACGCCTGAAGTACGCACACGCAGAAGACTCGTCGCTCGATCAATGATTTCCTGACTTGTTGCCATATCTCACCTAAAAAGTAAGCCGGGGTTTTTACGCCCCGGCTAATAGGGGGTTTAGTTAATGCCCACTCTCGTAGCGATCTCAGGACGAATAGTTTTATATCCGTACAAGATGTCTATTCTACAAGGGAAGGTATCAGCACTGATTGAGTAGTCTCTGACGATTCTCATAGAGATGCCGTCCATAACTTCTCGCGCAACAAAATCAACTCCCTCCGGTAGCACTAAGTCAGCTGTAGCGAAACAAAACGCGTCCTTGTGATAAGCCAACGTATCAGTCCAATCGGCTCCACTAGCACCGCCTAACTTACTGACAGCAGCATTGTCAGCAGGACTACCGCTAACATTTTGATTGCCGCCTGACGCTGTGATAGAGGGTGATATGGATAGACTTGTCGCTGAGGTGCCTGAGTTTGCAGTCACTACAAAGTTCTGAAGAACTCCGGTATCTGCTTTAGTCTCAGGATGCACGCGATTGACTCCTGCAATGGTTATTATGTCCCCAACTAAAAACGTGGTGGTTCCTCCGTCAACCGTTAAAGATGCACCTGTTTGAGAGGCTCCGTTCACAAGATACCCTGTTGAGGCCGCAGCCGTTCCAGTGGTATGGGTGGGGACTAGAGTATTTTCATAGTGATCGAATCCACTAATGCGTCCTAGCATACCTTCTTTGTACTGCTTGGCGATCTGTCCAGAGTCTTGAAAGAGTCCTTTCGTATCTGCCAGCATATCCACAACACTTTGAGGATCGTGCATATACACTCGATCACCATACGGAGCCAACCCAAGGGTAAGTTCCTTTTGTGCTTTCGTTATGTTGGCAAAGGAGTTTGCAGAGCCTACTCCATTTACGAAATTGCTTACGTCCTTCGACATCGAGAAAGCATCGCTTTCAATGTTCGCAGCCAATACCGCCATTGCTGGCTCAATGTATCGTGCCTTGAACTCGTCAATAGTCAAAGACAACTCTTGTGATGAGAACGTAAAGTCCACACCTTTTTGAGTGCCAACTGAAAGAGTCACGCTTTGCTCTGTTACGTCTTGAGACGAGAGACTTGCGCCAGTTCTAACAGTAAACTCGTTAGGAAGTCGGATTTTTAAGTCCGATCCGATTTTAGCTCCAGCTTGGGCATACTGATCATCATACTGCCTGTTAATCGTACCTATGAAATTAAGCTTCTGATGTAGTATTGCCAAGGCTTCTTTTGTAATAATGCTCGGTGTGAGCAATGAATTAGCCATGTTAATTTACCTTTAAGTGTAGCCCCTTGCCTTTCGATATTCTTCAGGAGACATCTTGTCCAAGTCCTTAGAGACTTTTCCTTTAGGTGTCACCGTCTTTCCGGGCGTAGGAGCGTTAGTAGTGTTAGCACGACGTTTCCGAGAGTTAACTTGTAACGCTGTTGAGATTCTTATCAAATCATCTCTGGCGTCCCTCTCGCTTTTATTGTTCAGAGCGTTGGCAATCTTTAAGTTCTTGCCAAGGTAATACGCAACATCAGGGCCATTCGGCAATTCAACAATCGTCCTTGCCACTTGATCCGACTGATGGAAATTAGGATTGGTAACGGTTGCGTTAAAATCCTTATAGTCGATAGCAAAGGCATTGCTTTTCTCAACAAACTCTTGAGACGCAATGGCTGCTTTCTGAGCTTGTAGCTGGGCAATCTGTGCTTGCTGTTGTTGCTGCATGACCTGTTGCACGTTCTGAGCATTTACGCTTGAGGTGTACTGTAGAACTGCTTGTTGGTGCCTTGACTCGTCATAGTCGTAGTCTTCAAGTCTTGGATACGTTTGTGGCGCATCTTGGGCTTGAGGCTGACTCTGAGCCTGTAAGTAAGCAACTTGCTGTTCTAACTCTTGTACACGAGTGTTTGCATCATTTTTTTGCCGTGCTAGTTGTGAGATTCTTTCTTGAACAGAGTTACGCTTTTTCTGCTTTTCTTCTGCTACTTGTTCGGGTGTCTCTTCCCCGGATGACTCTTCTGCGGCTTTCTCCTCGGTTTCTGGAGTTTCTACTGCTTCAGAGGTTTCGCCCTGTGAAGGCTCTTGAGCATCTTGTCCGGCTTGCTCTATTTCCGTTGGCAATATTTCAGCCTCAGCTATTGCTGCATCAGTTTCCATATGAGTACGTCTCCACGAATGTTTACCTTGCTCAGAGGGCAGCAAGTAAGCCCACGCTTTTACGGTGCGTTAGACCGAATTAAGCTATGTTCCTAAATCTTTGATCTAGGATGCTTGATAATATGTTCGAACTGTCTTTTTTTTCTGGATCAAATTCTGCGTTGATAGATCGTAACTGTTCAGGCTTGAGAAAGATTCTATGTTCTGCGCCTTCTACGCCTTCCATTTTAAACGTATCAGCATCCATCTTTATTGTGTCAAACCCTGCCTCTTCCAAAGCATTACGAAATACATCGTTGTTGACTAAATCTCCTGTTTCTGGATCTTCTGCATACATGGTGGATTTTCTCATCACCCTATCAAGATCCTGCGCTGATATGCCTTCATTATCAAAGGCTCTCATTCCAATGTCTTGAACTAATTGTTCATAGTCCTCGTTTGACACTCTGTCATCTCTGCGAATTGCTTGCAAAAAATCTACTAACTCGCCTTCTGGTTCAAAATTTAAACTATCATCAAAAGCAAGCTCTCTAGCTCTGTCTTCTAATACTTCGTCA